TAGTCATTCTAATAGGCATACCAGTTTCATCTGTGCCATATTCTGCAAATCGTGGTGCTGTATATTCAGGAAATGGCGATTGCCCTAATTCTCTTGCTTGGTCATATATTTCTCTACCACCTGCTGATACCCATTCTGGCAAAGTTGTTCCACTTATTACCTTACTAGCATCAGGTAATGGAATTGGATTATTTGTGCATAATGCTCCCATTTATTTCTCCACAAAAACAGAACCTACTTTTGTAAATCCTAATCTTTCAAATAGATTATCTTTTCTGTCTACATCACCAGAAAAAATATGACCTAACCTAATTTTCATATTAACCTCTTTTACGAATTTAATAAAGTGTTCTACTAAATTTTTAGCACAATTGCTATTTCTATGATTTTTATAAACATAAAACCATGCATCAGCCATATACTTTTCATCAGACCACCAATCAGTTGTAGGTATACCACCAATTGAACCAACCAATTTATTATCTGTTTCTGCAATTAATATCAAACCATGATGTAATAATTCATTAATTTTATTAATCATTTTTGCCGAATTGATTTTTGGCACATCAACCTCTGTTTCTTTATGCATTGTATGTAACATAACTAATAATGCTGATATATCTAATATTGTTGCTTTTCTTATGTTCATGCCATGTTTCTTAATGCACCCATGTTATCTTCGGGCATTTCAGGTGCAGGTTCTGTTGTTTCTTCCTGTGTTTCGCCTATTTGATTAATTAATTGTTCTAATTCAGGTAACAATTTTACAAGAACACCCATAACATCTGGTGTAATTGCTTTATCTAACATCATTAATTCTTCTGGTGTCATTTCTGCCAATCTTGACATAAGAACAATTTGTATGCTTTCAGAAGGATTTTTTAAATTTTCCTTTGCTTCAGGTGTCATGTCTATACCCATATCTTCAAGTGCCATTAGTTTCTCCTTTTTTATATAAAAATGATATGTCTTGTTTTTTGGCAAATATACCAACCATATATGAAAATGGTTCTAATATATGACGATATAATTTACCTAAATAATCTGGTTTGTTTGATTTACCCATTATGTATTTAATTTCGTTGGCTCTATGTTGTGCAATATGTTTCCAAAAATTAACCATATGTCCTTTTCTTAACATTTTAACAACATAAACAGCCCATGCTTGATAACCTTTTAAATGCCTTGGCGATAAATGTTTTAATGTAAATTCATAATCTAAAATAACATCTTGACTTGTCATTAATTTTTGTCGTCTTAATTCATTACATATTACACGACCACTTATTCCTGCACCAATAGTTCCACCTATAAAACCACCAAGAGGACCACCTAATGCAGTTCCTATATATGTACCAACACCAACACCAACAGCTTGTTTTGCCGCTTTTTCTGGGTCTTTATTTTGTGCTAATCCAATTGCAAAAGTGGTCAATCCTGAACCTAAACCTGCATATATTGCTGTGTCTCCAGTAAATCTTTCTTTCCAACCTTGTTCTCCTGCAGTTGTTCCTGTATCACTTGTTACTGTATATTCATCTAATTTTTGTCCACTAGCAGTTTTTGTTTGATTTATATTATCTCCCATTTTACCTGCGCCTGATATATCATCTTTTGGATAAGCATAAATCGCCTCACCTTTGGGATTAATATTTACTCTGTTGTTTTTTAAATTTGTAAATTTATCAGTTAAACCAAATAATTTAGCAGTTTCTGCATCTTTTAAAGCAGGATTATAGGCAAGGTCTGTTCCAGCTTTTAATAATTTAAATTGACCTGTAGTTAATTCTCTATTTAAAATATCAGATGGTAAAGTATCTCCGAAACTCACTGTGCTTTTCAAACCTTCTGTTATAACATCAAATCCTTTAAGAGTTGGTTCTGCATATGCTTTACCAATTCCTGCACCAATCATTGAACCTGCACCAGAAACTAAATCCTGCGTAATTTGTTTTTGTAATTCTTCAGGAGAAAGATAACCTTCAGGCAATCCTTGTTGTGAAATATTATTATATTCATTTAACATATCAGTATCAAATTGATTATTTGGATCAAATTTTCTTTCACCAGTTTGAATTGTTTTAACCCATTGAAATACTGGCATTGCTGATGTTCCATATAATGCTTGAATACTTTGTGGATTTACATCAGGTGTTTGTGCCTCAAGTTGATTTACACCATAAGTAAATTCTTCAGGATTGGCAACATTGTTTAAAGAACCAAATATTTCTGTCATCAGCTTATCTCCAAATAACTAGCAACTACATGAAGTCTGTTCGCATCTGCCGCAGTTACTTTTAAAATTTCACTTTCCATTACTATTAATGGTTGTTTTAATAATTCTTCTGAACTATTCGCACCAACATTCTCTAATTTATATACACTAAAAACAGCAGTTGCGCTATCAGTAATTGTTAAAGTGATTGTACTAGCACTTGTAGAATCATTGGAAACAATTATAGATTTTACGATTGTAGTTGTTGCAGATGGTGCTGTGTATAATGTAGTTATGTTTGTATTTGTTAAATCAACTTTAGAATTTTTATAATTATTAGCCATTAAACCATGCCTTTGCCTCTGCTGATTCTTCGGCATCTTTTGTTGTTGCAGATGTTGTTAATTCATTTGTTTTTTGTTGTAATTCTAAAGAAGAAATTAATTGCCTAGCCCATTTTACATAATTATCCAAATTGGTTGGTTGTGGTAATCTAATCATCTCATGCCATCTTTTCGTGCATTAACTCTAAATTGACCTAAAGACCATTCATCATCTGTTCCTGTGCTATATATTTTCATAGCCATTTGTCTGCCTTTTGCCCTTGTGCTTATTTTTTTTGTTGATGATGTAACTGTAAAAGCACCTTTGGTTATTTCAGTATCATTAGGATATTTTCTAGTTTTTAATTGAACATATAAATTTGTATCACTTGTCATTGTTGCATCAGGAACTATTTTATCAACTAAAAACAAATTATCTCCATTTGTTGATAATTCTACATCACCTGTTTCAATATGAGCATTTATTGCTGAACCATTATCACTTGTTCCTGTTTCATGGTCATATAAATTACCATCTTTATCAAATGCAAAAGGAACATTTCTAAATCCTCCTGCATCATGCCATACATTCCTTTGTAAACTACCTATTGACCAAGCTGATTCTGCATAATTAAAAGTAACATAACTATCAGGTTCAGGATTGTTAGTTTCTGCTTCATTGTCAGTGCTGACATAAAACCAAGTTATTTCATTAAATTTTTTATTATGTCCTGCATATGTTTTATCTATATAATTTTTTTGCATCCTATTAAATACATAATATTGAACAGAACATGGTAATTCTTTTACGACACCATCATATAAAAAGAAATTGTTTTTGCCTATCCAATATACATCACCATCAACATTGGCAGTTCCATTAATAGCGACTGCACCACAATTTACAGCTAATAATCTAAATGAAAATGTAAAAGGTGGACCCACAAAATTCATACCATATGTTGCTTCATCAGTTTGGATAAACATTTCATCTTTTGTTGGTGTCATGGTAACAATTTTTGTTCCAACTTCTAATCTTTGGTCACCAGATGTATTTGTTGCAGTAGGTGTAAATACAGTAAAATCCTCTTGATTAGAAAATCTTACAAGCATAGGGTCAAGTGTTGATGAACCTAATGGTGTACAACCACCTGCAATTAAATGTCTGTCAGGAAATGAAACTTTAATTGTCCTTACTTTTGTTGGAACACCTGAAGCCCCAGTTTCGCCTGAAACTAAAGATGCCCTTGAAGTTTCACCATCAGATAAATCCCAATAATAAATTTGACCTCGTCTATTATTAATTAATAAATCTTCACCCCATAATGCTATAGACCATTGTGTAGATTCTAATGATATTGTTTCAGATGTGCCATCTCTTACTGTGCCAAATGTTCCTTCTCCCCAAGTTCCAACACCCCAACCCAAAGCAGGGTCTGCACTTTGAAATCCTATTAATTCTGCATTTCCTATTAAATATGATACATCAATTGTAGTTCCACCCCCACTACCAACAGAACTTGATGCCGCAGAAGGAACAACAATTGTATAACTATTATTATCTACTTTAGATATTTCAAAACCTTGAGCACGATTTAAAACTGCCGCTGTTACCCCTCCTGTTGCTGTCGCACTATTTATAACGACAAAATCACCAGTAACAGCACCATGACTATTATCTGTAATAGTAACTGTAGTTGAACCATCAGTTGTAGCAACAGGATTAGATAAATTTGATGATGTTTTCCTTAATGGTGTAATGTCATATATTATGGAGGATTTTAATATATATATATGGTCATGTGTAGCAATAACAATTCTATCTTCGCCATCACTTACTGGTCTCCATGATAATATTTGTTTTGGTTGTCCTGTAACAGTTGTAGCAGTGTTTGTATCATCACTATAATAATATAAATTTTGAGACCAACCACCAATTTTTGTTGGATATCCATTACGAAACCTTACTAAATTACCATCTGTATAATAAGGTCCATTTTGACCTGCAGAATATTCTGTTATGTCTTTAACAATACCTGCCTGAAATTTTAATGGAAAAAATGGCATCAAACATTCCTCATTCTTTCAACTAATCTGTTTGCACGATTTGGTACTTGTTCATACCATTTAGAATCTTTCATTTGATTAGATGCTTCTTCCCATTCACGATTATCAATTGCTCTTTTCATTTTCTGAAATTTACTTAATCTAGGTCTGCCCATATTAAACATCATGTTAGCAATAATTAATTGAGCTTCCTCTGGTAAATCATAAAAATCATAATATAAAATTAAACAATCTTCTATTACTTTTTCTACATCATTAACAAAACATTCGTTTACTCTATCTTCAGATACTTCCTCACCTATTTCCATTTCATATTCTGCATCATTTTTAGTAACCAAATGTCCAATTCCAAAAGTTTTATAGCCGAGATGGTCATTATACAATTTAAATTCACAACCTTCGTCTAAGGTAAGTTCTTCTTTTAATTTTTGTATATCCATTTAATCCTCATATTTTCCTTTACAAACTGGGCATATGTTGTTTTTTAAAGCACATTTACATTTTAAACATAATTTCATCTGGTTCTTTTTATTAATTCGCAATGTTTCATATAAAAATAGTTTCCAATTTTATTAAAATATTTTGATAATTGTAAATATAAATTACACATTATCTTTTCCTATTTATTAATTGCAAACCTTGTTTACCAAAACGATAACCAAATGAACTGCCTATAACTATATATAACATATTTGAAAACCAAGCAGGTGTATGTTCATCTAAAAACATAAATCCTTCTTTTACAAAGGGTTGTGTGTAAGGTATAAAACAACATATTAATATACCACCAAAAATAAGTGTCCAAAATTCATCTTTAAGACTATCACCCATATGGTCGGTAAGTTTTTGCTCTTGTAACATTGTAGATGTTGCTTCTGTTTCGTAAACTTTCGCTTCAGCTTTGGCTTTAGCAACTTTAACTTCTGTTTCAGCTTTGGATTTGTCCATGCGACCTTGTAACCATGTGGAAGCTAATGAACCTATTGGACCTAAAAGTGCTTGTATCATTTAATTTAACCTCTTATTTATCTTAAAATTTCATTTAATCCAAAAACCTCAAGCAACATGAAAGTAAGAAACATTAACAACACACCCCCTGCTATAAGTTTACCAGAAAAGTTTGTTGAACCTATCCGTATTGCTATAAATTCATTGCCAAGTATTCGTAATATAAGTTCAAAACTATTTTCACCTATTTTTAAATCTACTGGTTTTTTCTTATCTTCTGTCATTAATATAATCTCATAGTTTCATTTACATTTACTAATTTACAATAACAATCATAATTTTTATTTTCTTCACCAATCTTTATCTTTTGATTAGAAAGAAATTTTTTAAAATAGTTACAATTATTAATATTAGCCAAATGCATAGTTCCTGCTGGATTGCCTGCTAAATAGCATAATAAAACAAAAGCAGGTTTCATTTTCTCCCTCCACCATTTTTATTCATAAATGCTGAAGCACCCATGTAAGCACCAACAATTCCAGCACCACTAATATAGAAAAGATTACTAATATCAGAAAGAGCTTTGACTCTTTCAATATCAACCACAAACATTGAAGCGGTAAATACACCCATAGCAACCAAACTTGCAGTTGCCATACGCCTTTGTGCCCTTTGTTTCCTAAGGTCATGTTCAAGTTGTTTAATTTCGGTTACATGAGCAAGTTCATCGTCAGAAACTACTCCGTCACCATCCTCATCATATTCTGCATATTTGGACTCCTTTTGTAATTTTTTTTGACTCATTTCACTAATAAACCTGTTAATAAAATTATTATTGTCCCTGCTGTGCCTATCATAATATGTTCTATTCTTTTTATTCTAAGTATTGTTTCCTTCCACCTTTCAGCACAAACTGCTTCGTGTGTATCTATTTGGGATTTAACCTCTGTTATAGTTAATTTAGGCATATATTCTAATAACCTTCCTATCATTCTTTAGGAAAATCATATATAGGTGGATTGCCAGTTACAACACCATCACTATCTTTTGGTGCATCAAACAATGCTTTAAATGCAGAAAGATTAGAACAATTATTAATCTTAGTTTCTATTGTGTCACAAGCAGTTCTTATTTTATCTCTATATGTAGTTGTTGCTGATGTTATAGCAGTTCCTTTTTCAGATTTGCGAGTAATTTCCCAATCTGT